CAGTATTTATTTTACACGAATAACACTATTTTGTCAAGATCGACTTTTTTGAGGAAAAACACACGGCGATTATTTTGCCGAATTCATGTAATCAAAAAGTGAAATTAGTTTAAGAAAATTGTGACTGCATTAACACTAACAATACCACCAACATTAACGTTAACCAACCCAGCAGTTGTAAGAAAACTTACACCAACACCAAAAGTAGACCAGAAACTATTTGTGCCAGTAATAATAACACTAGCTTTTCCTGGTCCAGCATGAATAGTCCATGCTCCTGGATTTGGTATGGACCCTTTAAAGGGTATACCCATTACTCTATTCACTTTTTGCCCATTAATCTGTTCTTTCCAATCACCAATAAGAGTTCTAAACCCAAAACCACCCAACATAGTTTGGAAATTTATATTCGCTCCAGTCCAAACATTATAATGACCAAGCGGCAAACCAAGACTGTAATTCCCCAGCATCACATGGTTAAAACTACCAAATGACATGGTAGTTACTTTAGATCCAGGTAAGATTTGATTTGTACATACTTCACCAGCACCATCAGTATGCTTACCGCCAGTAACTGTTTCATTAATAAAAGCAGTGTTTATATTATAATCTCCAGTATGAAGACTAGTCTTACCATTACCATCACCACACTCAATATTAATTGCTTCACCAGCTTTTAAAGTAAGAGTCTTGACAGCATTAATAACAATATTATCACCTTTTATACCAACATCATCACCTGTAGATTCTATAGCAATTTCACCTTCCCCATATAATGAGATTGCAGACTTATCCTTAGTATTTTCACCACTTTTTGCTTTATCACTCGCTTTTCTTGTGGAATCTTGTGGTCCCTTTGCGTGTAAATGATATGTACCAGTTTTAACTATATGATCAGCACTGGTGGTAGTAAAAACACCACTACCAGGACTACCATCAGGTACTCTACCAGTAGCAAAGGTGATATTATTCAATGAATCCATAAGGAAAGTCTTTGAACCATCACCTATAAGATAACCTCCAGTCTGACCATTCTCACCCATCCAACATAATCCCATCCAATCACCATAAGTAAGAAAATTATTTGGTGTACTTTCACAAACTGCTCCATCCTCAGTCTTTCTCCCACCCTTTGGTTCTTTTGCAGGTCCACTAGTCTTTTTAGGATGAAAAGTTCTTGCGTTTTGTCCTGTTGTACCATTGCGAGGAAGTCCAGCGTGGACACGTTCTCTATCATTCATTCCAAATGTCATTTTAAATTACCTCCTAAGGACAATCAATATATTTGCCAGTACCAATCTTAACGTACTTAGCCGCTTCAAGATCTTCCTCAGACAAACAAACCATACTCGGCATTGCAAATGCCCCCATTCCACCACCACCAACAATAACAATTTTTGGTGTATGATCATATATTATTGTTCTATCTAATATTTGAACACTCACCACCATACCACGATTATCAATCACTGCCTTAGCAACACCAGTCTCACCATCAACATATACTTTCGGAACAGTTTCATATCTAATGCCTGGTGCAATCATAGTAAAGGAATCAATAATACACCTAACATCACTACTACTCGGAAGGTTCTCTTTATAATTAAGTCCACCCCTCGTTACTCTAATTTCAGATACATACCCAGACGCATCCAATAAAGCAATACCAGTAGCACCATAACCAGCACCAGTAATAAGAACCTTAGGTGGTTCATAATATGGATCACCTTTATTGTCAATAGGTATACTTATGATTGATCCACGAGGATCTGTAATAGGATCTCCTGCAGTAGGTCTATCTAGGGCAGGAGGATCAGGTTCTGTAGAAATTGTTGGAGCAACATATGTACCATTAATAGTTACTACTTCAGTTGCATCATAACCAACAATAGTAAAGTAAAGACTCTCATCATTCTCATCATCCAAATCATCCAACAAACCAATAGTAACAACAGCAGTATTATTACGAACAACAAATTTACCACTCAAACTATCTTGCACAAGATCATTAGCAGTAACATCACCATATATTAAATATTCACCCTTAGTACCATCAGGTACATTCTGTGTATTAATAGTCATCACTACATCTTCACCTTCATTATATTTGCTCTTATCTGCAGATACTTGATAATTAACTAAAGTACTAGTAGATACTCCATCTGGATATAGTAATGAATCCATGTTACCAGCAATAGTTATCTCTGTGTTTGCATGTTCTGCCATGACACTATCAATTGCATCAATAGTAATAACAGAATCATCGTTACCACCAGAAATAGAAACTGTCTCTCCAATAAGATATCCAAAACCAGGTGCATCAATAGTAGCACCTGTTATTTTACCATCAGCATCTACCTCTGTTACATTAATTGTTAATCCCACACCACTACCAGTAGTGGTTGTCAAATAAGCATCTGCAACACTATACCCAGTACCAGATTGACTAATAGTAAATCCATTAAGAGGAACAATTCCTGATACTGTCTCATGTAAAGTAAACTTCATCTTCTGTTGTGCTAATGTTTGTGCATCATCAGCAATTGTCACTTGTATTGGTGTTGCTCCAATAACAATATCTACATCCTCAAATACCCCCTCAGAATTAACTCTTTGATCAGTGACTACAGTTTTCTTAATAACACCAAACGTTCCTGTTAATGCATTATTATCGTCATCTTGATTAGGATCTCCAGGAGCAAGAGTATCTTCTGTTATAGTAGTTCCTGATAATGTATAATTTAACTGATGATGCTCAGGAACATTAGATGTATATACAGTAAATGTAATTGTCTCTGTATCATAAACATAATCTGGATCAGCAACAACACTATAATACCTATTTCCATTTACATCTATAGGAAGTTCAGGTAAATCATCTTCATCAGTACTAGTACCATCATCATACCCATCTTCAAAACTTCCATCACCTGTACCATTACCTGTACCATCTCCACCAGAAGCGATATCATCCATATAATCATTAACCGCATCAATTATATCATCAGGATCATCCTCATCAGGCATTGGTGGAGTAATGGATGGATCATTCGCAGGATCAACAGCAGTTGGTGGGAAGAATGAATCAGGTGTAGGAACATTACCTATAGATCCTGGTGGTGTAGATCCCCTAGTAGGTATCGTAGGTAATGGAGCCTGTGGAACACCACCAACGAAAGTAATATTAGTATTCTTTTCGTCAAGATAATCTTTAGCATCATCACAAACAAATCTATCTCCAGTATCACCTTCTTCAATCTCACCTATAAGTTTATCTAACCAGTCAGGTTTCTTATCCTCTTCCTCTTCCTCATCTTCACATGAAGAACCATCATTACACACACATACATTTTCCTTACACTCAGCATCAGGACCACTACATGTAATACCAAGGAACGACATAACACTACTAAACACATTACCTATTATACCACCAGCACCACCAATAATAGACATAATAGCTTCCAATGGTCCAAGAACCATATTAATCAAACCATCAATAAGACCCATGATATGATTAAGAACACCCTCTACTAAATCAGTAATAAAACAAACAGCAGGGGAAAATACTTCCATAAGATAATTGAATAATAAATCAGTCAACCATTCAGTAAGTTGTTGAATTATATCCTCAATAGAACATCCTAACGATTCAAGTAATTTATCTAATGTCTTCTTAACTCTCTTTAAAATATTACCTTCTGGTCTTGTTTTCTCATGCGTTGCCTCAGGATCTAAAGGTACTTGCTTTGCCTTTTCTTCTGGTACATTCAGACCAAGAACTGTCTTAACAATCCACTCAATCCCCATACGAATATACTTAATCATCTCAGATTGCACTCTTCCCATCAAAGAAGTGACTAAACGATTCACTCTACCTATATGATACCTAGCAATACTCGTTTGATCATATAGAAAACCATTAGCACCACTCACAAAGTTATTACCAACAGTAGAAGATGAACCACTATTAGCAGCAAGCATCTCTGATATAATATTCTTCAATGACTTATCAAATTTGCCTTCAGTTCCACACTTGGGGTTAGCAACTGTGACACATACTTTAGTTCCACCTGTATTTGTCTCTGAATTGGCCTCCGTTGCTGCTTTTAATGCCTTCGTAGCCGCTATATGAGCAAGTGAAGATTTGGTTGTACCACCAGAGGTATCAGCACCAGTCTCAGGATCTACCTGGCCTGGTTCGCTTGGAATCTCATGATGTGTTGGTTTAACATTAGGTTGTGTAAAAGTAGTAAATGATTTACATCCATCTTCTCCTGGTGTAGGATCTTCATTCTTAACAACAGTTGAACCAGGTGTATGGGCAATAGATCCCATAATCATTGGTTTCTGTTTCTCAACAGGATCTAAAAAGAATCCAAGAACCCAATTACCAGGTTGAAGATTAACACTACCACCTGTCGTACCACCATCAGAATATGGATGTGTTAACGGCATCATGGACTGTGCCCATGGCAATTCCTCAGTTGGAGTTACATCACAACTCTTTAAATGCTCACCTACAATTCTTACACGAAATCTTCCACCATGCTTTTTGTCACCATCACTACTAGATTCGATCTGACCGATCCACCAAACGAATCCATCAGATCCAATCCGATTAGTTTGTAATACTGATGATAAAACGGGATCCATACTAAACTACAAATATATTGTATTTATCTACTTAAATACCAGGATCTGAAGATGCTTTAGTTACTTGTGCACCAGATTTCTTCATACCATAGGTATCTCTAATTATTGTTAGCGTACTACAACCAACCTCTTTGAAAGAATCAAAAGTATGTGTGAGTTGTGAAATTAAATACACACCACTGTGTTCAGGATCATATATATCCTCATCCTTATGTGCTCCGGGAACCATATTTGGTATCAATATCTTCACTGTTTGTCCTATCTCCAAAGCAGGATTAATTGGTACTTTAATTATAACCTTTTGATTCTGAAGAGAATTCTGACGTGCTACAGATTGCACAACATAATGCTTCTGAAAATCAGTAATAATTTCATCTTTACTTTGCTTAGTACTACCACCATCCTTCTGCTCTGGTGATGCAATTTCATTATCAGGATTCCATGTCTCATGATCTATTAATATAGACATAATTCTTGTGGGATGTTCTGCTAGTTCTGCCTGTCCAGTAGGAACTCCATCTTGTTCACCCAAATGATTCATTGCTTTGAATGAGTCTGTTAATGTATATGATGTCTCATCATAAGCACCTGTACTAATATTATAAAAACACACCATTGAAGAGAATGTACCCATTCTCAACTTACTCATCATATCGATCTCATTAACAAAATCAATATCTAAAATTTTAATTCTAGTATCTTCACTACCAATCTCAGCATTCTCTTGAATATATTCTTTAACAGGTGGATTTCCAGTTGGATCATTCAATTTATCAATAGAATTATAATGATATCCACTAATATTTTCATAAAAAATATAACCAGCAGTACCTGATAATTTACTCTCATACTCCGAAGTCTTCTTACCAGCACCACCTTTTGGTGGTTTGGTATTAGCACCACCCAAAGAATTACTCTTATTATTCTTATTAATAGCAGACTTACCTGATTGAGGAATAGATCTAATTGTAAGTGAATCTATAATAGCAAATGGGGATTTTCTTCCTGGAAAAAATACTGTACTATTACAAGACTCTTCAACACTTATATTCTTTTCTGTTCCAATATGCTCCTTCAACACCTCCTCAACAATCTCATGAGGATAACCTTTCAATTGCTTACCAACTTTAGTAGTTTCATTTAATAATGCTTCATGAGAAATTAAACCCAACTTATATGTCTGCATTCTATCAGTACTAAACCTAGAATAAATTTTAAAAACTTTAAAATTATAAACATATTCACTATCACCAACCGATATTTTAATTGATATATTTTCCAATCCCTGAATAGGAAGAGATGAAATAATATTTTTAGCATTATCAACAACTGTCATTTCAGCAGCAACAGTAGGAGCTGCAAAAGTCTCAAAGTAATCAATCTTTTGCACCATGCCAGTGATATTCTCGGTTTTACTACCATCAGATGAAGTAATAATAACCTCTTTTAATTTAAAACTTGAAGCATATGTTTGTGTCATGAATTTTATCCGTGAATAGCAGCTGCACAAGTACCACCATAATAAATATTCAAAGATGCACCACAATAGTCTAGAATTGTAGAAGTAACTGGCAATTTAGAAGGAACAGGTGCTGTACTTGCGACAGAAGAACGTTGTTGTGGTGATGATGGAACAACAATTGCCGTAGTCTGAGATTGTGATGTGGGAGATGGATTATTTAACGACGCAGCTCGTGGTTGGGGTTCTGGTACTGGCTTCCACTTCCTCTTTCCATCTTGTCCGAACCCATCGTACTTATATAGTTGACCAGTCGTTGAATTACGATAATATGGCATAAAGTAATCTGCAGGTGGTTCACCAGGGAATGTTGGAGGGTTAAAGGTTGGTTGTGTAGCGGTGGATGATGAAGGGGAAATACCACCAGCAGCAGCAGCATTTCTAGAATTATCTAATCCTGCAGCAATTTGCTCTGGAGTAATAGACGCCTTATTTCCACCAGTTCCTGCATATCTAGATTCTCCTCTCTGTCTTCCATTTTCAGCAGAAGTCAATCCAACTGAAGCAAACTCTCTTGCTAGTTCTTGCGCTGCTTCATCTCTCGTGACACCTTCTTCTCCTCTAATATATTTTCCGACAGCAGGTCTCTTTACATCACTTACATATTTCTTAAACTTATCTTGAGTTGCCTCGTCAAATTTTACAGTTGATGTATCAACACCTTGATCTTTCAAATATCGAATAAATCCCTTCATAGTATTAGGAATAATTTGATATTTACCAACTGCAAAAAGACCTTTTCC